GCAAGACCCGTTACACCGTTGCGCTGGTGTCCTGGAACGATCCATCGGACCTGTACAAACAGAAGGTCGAGTATGTCGAGGACGCGGATGGGATCTCGCGATACGGGGTTCAGAAGACCGATATCTCGGCGTTTGGCTGCACGTCGCAGGGACAGGCGCAGCGTGTCGGCCAGTGGGCGCTGCTGACGTCCCGGCTGGAGACTGAGACGGTGACGTTTCAGGTCGGGCTTGACGGCACCATTGCGGCGCCCGGCCAGATCGTGGCGATCGCGGATCCAGCCCGCGCGGGTCGCCGAACGGGCGGGCGGATCCGTGCCGTGGACGGGCGCAAAGTGACTTTGGACCAGGCGTCGGTCATGGTTGCCGGCGACACGCTAACCGTCATCCTTCCTAGCGGCCTTGCTGAGAAACGCTCCATCAAGACCGTTAGCGGTAACGAGGTGACGGTCAGCGCCGACTGGTCGGTGGCGCCGTCGCCCGAAGCGATCTGGATGGTGGAGGGCGCCGACGTTGTCGCGCAGTTGTTCCGGGTCGCGTCAGTAAGCGAGCAGGATGGTCTGATCTTCGAGATCTCGGCCACGCAGCATGAACCGGGCAAGTTCGACGCGATCGACAATGGCACGCGGATCGACGCGCGGCCCGTGACCGTTATCCCTCCGTCCGTGCAGCCGCCGCCGTCAAATGTGCGCCTGTCGACCTACAACGTGATCGATCAGGGTATCGCCAAAACGGTAATGACGATCGCGTGGGACGCGGCTGACAAGGCAATCGCGTACCTGCCCGAATGGCGTAAGGACAACGGCGAGTGGGTGAGCGTGCCGCGCACCGGCTCGCTCAGTGTCGAGGTGTCCGGCATCTATCAGGGCGCCTACGTCGCGCGGGTGCGCGCGGTCAATGCGCTCGACGTGACCTCGATCCCGGCCTGGTCGGTCGAGACGCAACTGCAGGGCAAGACCAGCCCGCCTCCGGCTGTAACTTTCCTGCGCACGCAGCCGCTTGTGTTTGCGATCCGGATCGATTGGGGTTTCCCTGCTGGCGCGGACGATACGCAGCGCACCGAGGTCTGGTACAGCAGGACGCCTGACCGGGCAGATGCGAACAAGCTGTCGGACTACGCGTATCCGCAGGCGACGACGACGTACCAGGGGCTTGCTGCTGGGCAGTCGTTCTTCTTCTGGGCGCGGCTTGTCGACCGCTCCGGAAACATCGGCCCGTGGTATCCGGCCGGTGCCGGCGTGAACGGACAGAGTAGCTCGGACGAAAGCGATTATGAGAGGTACTTCGCCGGCACGATCACGAAGAGCGCGCTCGGCACGGATCTGCTCGGTGCGATCGAGAGTGTCGAAAACGTGGGTGACCAGCTCACGCACCTGGCCGACCAGATGGATGCTGTGCAGCAGGATGTAGCGCGCGTCGATGGGATAGTGGCGCGGTTCAATCCGCCGATGGCCGGATCAACCGCGGATCTCGCGGGCAACTCGGCACGGATGGCAGGCGTCTGGTCCGAGCAGGCCGCGCGTGCAGAGGCCGACATGGCGGTCGCGCAGCGTGTCGATAACGTCGCGGCGGTGGCCGGCAATGCGTCGGCACTGGTGAAGCAGGAGACCAATGCTCGCGTAACAGCCGATAAGGCGATGGCGTCGCAGATCACGACTGTACAGGCCAAGGTCGCGGATAACGAGGCGGCGGTCCAGACGGTTGCACAGTCCTACGCCGACCTGAACGGCCGCGTGAGTGCGTCATACAGCATCAAGACGCAGATCACGGCCAACGGCAAGACCTACATCGCCGGTATCGGCATCGGTGTCGATAACAGCAGCGGGGTAGTCGAGTCTCAGGTGCTGGTCGCGGCGAGCCGCTTTGCCGTGCTCGATCCGAACGGCACCACGGTGACAGCGCCTTTCGTGATCCAGGGCGGGCAGGTGTTCATCTCGCAGGCGCTGATCGGTACTGGCTGGATCCAGAACGCGATGATCGGTGACGTGATCCAGTCGACGTCGGTGGGTGCAAACGGACAGCCCCGCTGGCGGCTCGACAAGAATGGCACGCTCACGATGAACGGCGCGAATGGCGGCAACGGCTATCTCACGCTGAACGACTCGACGCTGCTGGTCTTCGATGGCAATGGCACCTTACGTGTCCGTTTGGGGCTCTGGTGATGACGGCGGGTCTGCAGATTTTCGATGCGCGCGGAAACGTCGTGTTCGACGCGACATACCGTGTGTTGCGTATCGCCGGAAGCGTCTACATCAACGGGGGCGGCGGCAGTCTTGTCGACGGTCGCCTCGCGCAGGGTGGTTTTGTGTCGTTCCAGCCTGACGTGACGTGTGGCGACGGGTATTTGTCCGGAGGCGTGATCACGCCGCGTTTTTCGATCTCGGGCAGCACGCTGACGTGGTCGTATGCCGACAGGCACAACAACTACGACATTGTTCAGTCCGGTTTTGTTTTTTATGGAGGGAGCTAATGACGGCGGGGTTTCAGGCATGGACCGATTCCGGTCTGGTGCAGATCGACGGAACCACGCCGAACTATGCACTGCGTCAGAGCTTCAATGTGGGGACCAATGGCGGCGATATGCCTGCGGGCAAGTCGAACAGCGGCAACCAGTACACGCTCAGGGCGAACATCGTGGACTTTACGGTCTACGCCGCGACACCGCTGATCGTGCTGTACAGCCCCAACGCGTACGCGACGATCCTGCGATGTATCCGGCAGGAAGCGAACACATGGGCCGTTCGGTTGTGGTCGAACAACTCGGCAACGATCGGCGTGTACGTCTTCGACCAGGCATCCGCTGCCGTGCCTTCTGGACCCGGTTTCGGGCTGCAGGTCTTCGACGCAAATGGGACGCTCATCGCGGATGCGCGTCAGCGACTTGCCAGGGTGATCGACACGCGGGCGGGCAACATCAACAACGCAGGAGCGGGTTTCGGTCAGTGGGGGCAGGTCGATCAGCGTTCGTACTCCTGGTCATATCCGGGTGTGAGCAAGATTGGTGTCGCGGCGATCGGCACGGCGTTCGTATCCAGTCCGACCGGCGGTAGCAACAGCGGCTGGTACAACATGAGTGGACTCCAGACGACCGGCAACACGATTAACCTGAACTATGCGTACTACCAGCAGGGCAACACGTCCCACCCTGGCAACAACAACTGCTTTGGTTCTCAGTACGACTGGCGATTCATGGCCGTTGACCTGAGCAATATCTGATCTGGAGAACACCATGCCTTTAAAGAAGGATTACGTAACGCCGGCGACCGGCGCAACGGCGAACTATCACGTCGCGCAGATCGTCACGCTCGATGCGATCGGCAAAAACACCTCTGTGTCGGTGGCCTCGTTTCTGAATGACGCAACGTATGCAGCCGGCAAGGCGCCGCTCTACACACAACTGATTGTCGTCACCGGTCTGCCGGTCGACGGCAAAGACGCCTTCGCGTTCTCCGAGCAGCAACTCGCCGCAGAGCAACCGGAGAGCGACCCGACGCCGATGTTCGCAAACCGGTACACGTTCGCGGATGCCGAGATCGTCGAATAACAGGATATACGCGTACATCGCGGGCCGCCTTCGGGCGGCTTTTTTTATGGCTGCTTTCAAAGCGGCTTTTTATCGGGGATCCCATGTCTGCAGTGCATCACCCTCCTGACTCCCGTCGTACCTGGTTCGACGGAACCATCAACATCCCGACCGTGATCTCGGTCATCGGAGCGGCGGTCGGCGCGACCGTGTTCTGTGTCGGGCTCTACAACAACGTCGCCGAGCGCGTGCTGATTCTTGAGGAGCACGACCGTCAGCAGGAAATTCACTTCCAGGGCATCGAGCGGGACCAGGCCGCGCTGCGCAGCGACGTGAAGGACCAGTTGAAGGGCATCAGCTCTGACATCAAGGACACCAACCTGAAGCTCGACCAGCTCCTCTATAACCGCGCCGGTCCCCGACCCGAGCCCAAAGGATGGATCCGATGAAACTGAAACTTACGCTGGCCGATGGCTGGCAACGCCTGCACATGCGCGGCAGCGTGATCCTGTCGACTGCACTTGCGGCCGTCTCCGCCTTTGGTCCGGTCATTCGTGACGCGTGGCGCAACGTTCCAGACGATCTGAAGGCCATCATTCCGGCCCACGCACAGCAGGCGATCGCGTACGCGATCCTGTTCGCGTCGATCGTCGCGGTGCGGTACACGGCAATCCGCCGCGTGCCGAAGGAGGGCGTCGATGACGGTCATCAGTAGTGGCGCCGCTGGCGGGACGCAGGTCGTCGCATTCATGGACATGCTTGCGGTGGCCGAGGGAACGGGCACAAGCCCGATCACGCGATGCGACGGCTACGACGTCATTGTCACCGGCGTCGACGGCCGACACCGTTTCGACGATTTCTCAACGCACCCATTCGCGAACGGGAGGTCGTCGATCGTCGTGAACAGCAAGGGGCTCACGTCGAATGCATCCGGCCGGTACCAGCACATGCTGAAGGACTGGCCGCACTACCGCGATCTGCTGCGCCTGCGTGACTTCGGCCCCCTGTCGCAGGATCGGTGGTGCATCCAGTTGCTGAAGGAACGACGCGCAATCCAGCCGCTGCTCGACGGCGATCTCGCCACCGCGATAGCGCGATGCACAAACATCTGGGCCTCTCTGCCCGGCAACAACTATGGGCAGCCTCAACACACGTTCGACATGTTGCGTGCTGCCTTCATTCTCAACGGAGGAAATCCATGCTGACCGCTGTTTTCAATTCCGCGTGGCCCGTGATCGTTGCAGCTGTTGTCGCTGTGGGTGGCGTGATCTACGCATTCGTGAAAGGCCGGGTGGCCGATACACAGGCCGCGCGATCTGCGCAGCAGGTTGCAGAAGCCCAGACCGTCGCCGCTCAGGCGAAGACTGAAACCGCTGAGGTGCGCGATGCCGAGGCACAGGCGAACACGGCGGCCGCGCAAGCGGCTGCGCAGGCCGTAAAGGAGAGAACCGATGTGGAAAACGTCATTAGCGCTTTGCCTGCTGGTGGCGCTCAGCAGCGGCTGCTCGACCAGTGGTCGCGTGGCGACGGCGCCGAGCGCGCAGCCGGAGGTGCAGGTCAGAACCCGGATCATTGACACCGGATGCGACTGGACGCGGCCGATCTACGTAAGCGCACTGGACGTGCTGACCGATGCCACCGCGCAGGCGATTCTGGCGCATGACGAAGCCGGCGCCGCGCATTGCGGTTGGGCGCGCAGATCGAAATAAAAAGACGCCCGCTCGAAAGAGCGGGCGCAAGCGTTCGGGGATCCAGTCTGAACGCGAACGCCATGGTAGGGCGGTGGCGCACGCTCGGACAGCATGAAATCGTCCGGCGTCCATTCATCTCTCGTCGCGTTCATTTTTCTTGCCGCGATATCGCACTGACGGCAAATGACCACCCGCCTCACTCGCGCGGATGGTCTCCTGGACCAGCTTGACCTGAAGCGCGATCAGCGGCGAGGCGTGGTCGACCGGCACCTGAGAAATCGATCGCACTTCCTTGACGCTGGCGTCGACGAGGGAGCGCATCCGCATCAGCATCTGGCGTTGATGCTGGATCTCAAGGATCAGACGTTCGATGTCTTCGTTGCTTCGATGCTCATGCCAGAGCACACGCAACTCGGTCAGCGAAGGGGGAACGAAGGCGGGCAGGTTCACGGCATTGGCAGCAAAAAATATCACTGTGTAAACAGACAGTGTTTTGCTGTGACGTGGTACGTCCCTCAAATTGCAGTTCAGCACCAAAGTTACTTTGATCGCGTTTTGTGACGCGGGAGAAGACAGGGCGGCCGGGTTGATGTTAGAGCATCTTCCCGGCCGCCTTTCCACTGAAGCAGCCAGTGAATTAGCCAAGGCCCTGACACCTACCGGTAGGCGGGGCGAATTCTAACAAATTCCCAACAAGGCAATCCACATATGGCAACACCCATCATTCCATGGATCGGCGGCAAGCGCCGCCTCGCGGATCACATCATCCCGCGCTTTCCGGCACATGAGTGCTACGTCGAGGTGTTCGCTGGCGGGGCCGCGCTTTACTTCATGCGCCCGCCGGCAAAGGTTGAAGTGATCAACGACATCAACGGCGAGCTGGTGAACCTGTACCGCGTCGTGCAGCACCACCTCGAGGAGTTCGTGCGCCAGTTTAAATGGGCGCTGTCGAGCCGGCAGGTGTTCAAGTGGCTGCAGGACACGGTCCCGGAAACGCTCACCGATATCCAGCGCGCGGCACGGTTCTACTACCTGCAGCAGAACTGCTTTGGCGGGAAGCTGGAGGGGCAATCATTCGGCACGGCGACGACGACGCCACCAGGCCTGAATCTGTTACGGCTCGAAGAGACCCTGTCGGCCGCGCACCTACGGCTGTCCAGCACGTTCGTTGAGCGGCTCGACTGGAAGACCTGCATCGACAAGTATGACCGGCCGCACACGCTGTTCTATCTCGATCCGCCATATTGGGAGACGGAAGGTTACGGCGTGCCGTTTCCTTACGCCGAATACGTCGAGATGGCGTCGCGACTTCGGTCGCTGAAGGGCCGGGCGATCGTCAGCCTGAATGACCATCCGGATATCCGGCGGGCATTCGAGGGCTTTCACATTGAGGCATTGGACGTCAAATACACCGTTGGCGGTGGTGGCCGTGAGGCTGCTCGGAAGGAGGTGATTATTTTCAGTTGGAACGATGCTGCACAACCGGCGGGTCTTTTCTAGTCGCTAATCGGTCCATGTGATCGTAAATGACACGCGCAATGCAAATTGGGTAGACGCACTGGACTAAAACGGTAAATATCTTGGTTGCATGCTGATTGAATAATCTGAATATGCATAATGAATTATATACTTACATAAATATTTTGTAACAATTACATTAACATTATTATTAATTGATCAGTTACTCTCATCAGGCACCTATTCGTGGTGCTTTCAATCTTGGAGCATAAAAAATGCAAAGCCCGAAAGTTATCCTGATCAAGAAAAAGCGTACGTTCATTCTGGCTCAAGCAAAGCCGTATCTTTGATTAGGTACATGCTCAACGACTAAAGTCTTTGATTAGTCGGGGGACGCTGGAGCGTAAGAATTAGTGCTCCAGCGTGTCTCTACAAAACAGAGAGACGTCTGTAATACATTTTCCTAAGAATCGAGTAATATATTTCTCAAAAGCACCTGTGACCTTCTGCCGAACACCATGAGGCGAAATCGAGAGGATTGGGTGCTTTAAAACCGTGAAATGCGGGGTCCAAAGTGAAGTTTTCAAAAATACTATTCACGGTAAATAGTTCGGGGATGCTTGTATGTATATTCGAGTCTATCATCGGATTTTCGTTTATCGCATTTGCAAGTGAATCTCTGAATAGCTCAAATGGTAGCAATCTGCTGCTGATTTTCTTCTGGGCATCATTGTTCCTATTTGAGCTTCCCACCGGTTATATCGTCGATCGATTGGGTGCCAAACTTTCAATCTTGCTTTCCCTTGCTCTGCGGGCAATTTCTTTTCTGATCTATTATAAGAGCGACGGTGGTTTGGTTTATTTGATAATTGCAAGTGTATTATCTGGTTTCGCGGTTACAGTAATGAGCGGATTGTTCTCCGCGCAGGTTATCAATTGGGCAAAGGATGAGCGCGCGGAAGTTGATGGGAAGGGAATGACAAAGTCGGGTATGCTGGTAAGAGGATCTTCTGCAATATTAGGTTCTCTGATTGGCTTCGAGATTGTTAAAAAGTTTAATATAAATTTCGTCTGGCCCATATCCATAGCTATCGTCGTTATTGCAATGGTTCACATACTGTTCCTATGGAAAAATGTAAAATCAAAAGAGACGACTGATATAAAAAGCCATTATAAGTCTAGCCTTAAACATATCCGTACTCAGCGGATATGGGGGAGCGTGACAAAAATCTCGACGATGAGGGGAATCCAGGTCGCAGTAGTAACCAACAGTACGGTCTACCTAGTTCCCGGATTAGCCAAAACACCCGATAAACTCCTGT